TCCTAATACAATATAACCATCAGCTCAGCGACCGTGATGAAGTCCGGCACCGGGGACGTGGTGATCATCGTTACTTGTCCGCAGGCTTACGCCGGGCCTTGTTCGCCGGCGCGGGCTTGGCCTTCGCCTCGGGGTCCGGCTCCGGCTTGGGGTCCGGCTCCGGCTCGGGGTCGGGTGCGCTGGGCATGTTGTCCTCGTCGGCCTTGGCGATCTCGTCACCGGGGGCGTAGGCGAGGAAGGCGCCCTTCGGGTCACCGTCGCGCACCAGGTCCTCACCGTCGCGCGTGCGCCACAGGCGCTCCGTGGCCTTCACGCCAGATCCAGGTACGAGACGACCACCGAGAACTTCCCGGCCGTCAGGGCGGCCGTGGCGACCGTGGCGGTGATGCTGCGCTTCGCCGTGGTCTTCACCGGCGCGGTCGTGGCCACGAACGTGGCCCGCTTGGCGCCCGTCGTCGACCAGGGGGCGCCAGAGATCGCCGCAGCGGTCAGAAGGTCCGCAGAACCCTCGACCTTCAGCGCCACCGTCGCGGAGCCGCCACTCGTCACCGCCGTGTCGACGTTGATCAACGCATCGGTGATGATCGCACCGGAAGGGATCGTGTCCCCGCGCAGCGCGATGTCGCCGACGACGCCGCCGTCCAGGGCGAACTCATAGAACCCGCGGGCCAGCTTCACCTCGCCGACGCCGAGCCCGGTACCGACCTTGTCGGTGCCTTCGATGACTGCCATTCGTCATCTCCTCATTTCAGGTGCGTAGGACCGCGACGACGACACTGCCGCCACTGATCGCGTACAGGACGTCGCCGGGGTCGACCTCGACGGTGATGGTCGCGCCACCGGCCACGGGAAGCCCGGCGCCGGCCGTAACTCCGGAGGCGCCGAGGTCGACGGTGTTCGTCGCGGTCGTGTCCGTGTTCGTGATCCGGAGCGAGTTGCCGCCCGTGCTCGTGGTGTTGAGGGCCACCGCCGCCGTGGTGACGGTGACCCTCGCAGCCGAGACGGACATCAGATACCGGTCACCGTGCAGACAGCGGACGGCCGGTACACGACCAGCGCGACGCGCATGTCCGCGCGGACGGCCTGCTTGCCCTCGACGAAGAACGTCGAGTGACTGTTCGAGACCTGCACGTCGATGCCGCGCCGGGTGGTCAACTCGGTGAAGCTGGTGTCGAGCACCAGGCCGGTGTTCTGCGTGAGCGCCTGGGACTGCGCGACCGGCAGGCCCCAGATCCGCGACGGGCCGGCGTCACTGGGCGAACCCCAGATGTAGATGCCGTCAGCGGTGCGGAGCAGGCGAACGTCCTGCCAGTCCAGCGGGTTCATGATGACCGCGTTCGGCATGGCCTGGCCGGTGGTCTGCACGAGCACCATGGCCTTGTAGATCGCGTCCGGCGTAGGGTCGGTGCCCTTGGCCTGCGTCTGGATACCGGCCACGTTGAGGAAGCCGCGCAGGTTCGGCGCGGCGCCGTCCCCGACCAGGATCTGGGAGTCCAGGCGCTGCCGCAGCATGAACGGCAGGCGGTTGTTGACGTAGCCGCGGGCCTGCGTCTCGTCCTCGAGCTGCTCGTCGGTGACGGGCAGCCACGTGGCGATCTTGCGGACCTGGCTGGACTTCTCGGTCAGGCCGAGCGCCGACTCCGGGAAGGTGCCCGGGGTGCCCTGCACGGACTCGTTGGTCTCGGCCGCGTTGTTCGTGTAGGTGGTTTCCTCCATATAAACGACTGCGGCCTGGTTCGTGGTGTTCGGCGGGATCAGGTCGATCACCTGGATCGGGCGGGTCGCGAACTCCACGACCTTCCCGGTACGGAACGTCTCCGGCAGCCAGCCCGCGCCGGTCGAGAACACGGTCTTGAGCTCGGTGTCCAGGTGCGCCTCGGTGCCGCGACGGCCCTTGAACGCCTGCGACTCAGTGAACAGCTCGCCGAGGGACTTGGTCCCGTCCTCGCGCTTGCCCTTGCGGTCGTCGCCGGACTCGGCGCCCTTCGCCTTGGCCTCGGCCTCGGTCTCGGCGGCCTTCACGCCCTCGGCGGCCTTGGCGACTACCTCGAAGCCCTCGACCTCCTTGGCGTAGGCGTCGATCTCGGCGTTCTTCGTGCGGATCCACTCGACCTTCGCGGCCGAGTCACCGTCGACCGACTTCACCTTGGACATGTCCAGGGTGTCGCCGGCCTCATCGAAGACGCCCTTGAGCGCCTTCCGGGCGGTGTCGAGCTTGCCCTGCGCCTCGGTCAGCGCGGGAAAGGTCATCGTCATCTCTGTTTCTCCTTGTCAGGCGATGTTTCGGGCGATCGACCGCAGCCATTCGCGGGTCAGGTCGTCCGTGACGTCCGGCTCGGGTGCCGGTTCGGTGAGCACCTCGGCGAGCCGCTTTAGCTCCGCCTCGATCTGCTCGATCAGCCCGGTGGATTCCGGGCTCAGCCCCTTGCCTTTTTCGCGCCGCATCGCCATGACGTCAGCGGCTCTCACACCGAACTGGGCAAGGGCGGCCAGGACCGCCTCGCCCTCGTCGGCGAACTTCAGATGGCTTTTGGCGGACAGCGTCCGCGTACCGACCCCGGCGCCGAGAAGCACCGGGGAAACCTCGTGGACCTTCAGTTCCTCCAGGAAGCGGACCGGCTTCCCGTCGTGCTCGCCGAAGGAGTACTTCGTGGCGTCGTAGCCGTAGGACCACTGGCCCAACTCGCCGAGCTCCTTGACGGCCTCGAACGTGTCCTTGCCGGCCGCGGTGCTCATGAAGAACTGGCCGTCGAGGACGGCTTCCTTGGAACCGGCCCGGATGACGCCCTTGCCGACCGGCAGCGCCCCATCCCACGACGAGTGTCCGTAGGCGGAGATCAGCACGGGCGAGCCGTCGGTGAACGCACCGGGCTTCGTCACGTCCATGTCCGAGTCGACGACATCGAACGTCGAGAACACGGCCGTAACCTCGCCCTTGGCGGCGTCCTTCACCTCCACGCGGAGGCTCTTGGTGTCCATCACTGCCCTCCAGCGGGGGGTGTCGGTAGCGCCGGCGGTGGCGCCGGGTTGGCGTTCGGGGCGGTGCCGGCGCCGAGCTCCTGCAGTTGCACGCTGTAGTAGCCGGTGTGCTTCAGCAGGCGGTAGTCCTCGGCCTCGACGGCGGCGACGACCGACGCCGGCTCGTAACCGGCATCGACGAGCGTGCGGATCGTCTGCGCCTGTGCGCCCTGGATCTCCGCAGCGTCCTTGCGGTCCTCGCGCAGGAACGCGATGTCGCGGTCGTCGTACCAGAGCGCGGCACCGCCCTGCACGGACACCAGCGTGGCGAGTGAGCCCGCAGCGTTGCGCCACAGCGGACGCAGCGTGCCGTCAGCGAACCGGCGGCGAGACGAGGCGTAGTTCCCGGCGTTCAGCGAGCTGCCCTGCAGGCCCTCGGAGAAGCCCACGATCACCGAGGGCACGCCGGCGGCGGCGGCCAGGCGGGACTCGCCCGCACCCTGCGTGGCCTTGAAGTCGAGCTGTTTCATGTCGGCGCCGACCACCGTGGCGTCCGCGCCGCCGCCGAGGTACAGCGTCCGGTACGCGTTGTCAGCGCCCTTGTGCTGCTCCTCCATCGCCGCGACGAACCGATCGAAGTCCGGCTTCTTTACCGCCGCGTCCACGCTGACGACGACCTGCAGCGACGCGCCGTTCTCGAAGAACTTGAGCTTGTGCAGCGTGGCGGCCGAGTCGGCGGAGACCTCGCGCAGCACGGGCGTAAGCCACGACATGCCGCGCCAGTTCGCTATCGGGTCCGGGATCGGCGCGAAGTGCGCGACCTGGTCCGGCGTCAGGATCGTGCCCTCTGTCGTGCCTGCCCCGGGCGTCCGCGGGCTGTAGATGTAGCCGAGCAGCTCGGCATCGAGGGCCGCGCCGTACAGGCTCGGTTCGGACCGCGAGCCGGACACGATCGTGACCCAGTCCGGGCGGAGCCGGCGGATACGTCGATTCGCGCCCTCGCCGACCACCGTGAAGTAGGCGTTACCGGCCAGGTCCGCGTCGCCGATCATCCGCGTCAGCAGGTCGCCGGTCGTCGCGTTCGGCCACGGCTCCTCGAGCAGCGCGAGGTCCGCAGTGCCGAACAGGTCGCCGGGCCTGCCGTTGTTCATCCGCCGGTACTGAAACCGCGCCTCGGAGAACACCATCTGGCGGACGAACAGCAGCGCGGCGACGGCGCCGTTCCGCTTATAGATGCCCTCGACGTAGCCCTGGAAGTCCGACTCGATCAGCTCGCGGTCGCTGTACGCCGGCGAGGAAGGCATGCCGTACAGGCCGTACCGGAACCGCTCCGCATCCCAGATCGGAGGCTCGGACCAGCTCTTACGGTGGGCCGGGCTACGCGCCGCGGCGACGCGCTCAAGAAGCCCCATCGGGCTCCTCCGGACTCCGGGCCTGCGCGGTGCGCCAGCCCACGACCGCGGCGGTCCACGTCCACGCCACCACCAGCCACGCACCGCGCGCCAGCTTCCCGACCGTCCAGCCGAGCACGAACGGCACCACCATGAGCACGGTCAGCACGACCTTCACCGGGTCGAGCTGGCGGGACTCCTCGCGGACCTGGTCAGCCATCCGGCCCGCCTTGGCGAACACCGCGGTCGTCATGCGTACACCCCGAACGGCACCATCGGCAGCTCCTCGACGTAGGTCGCCAACCCGTGGCGGGCCAGCGTGATCGCCACCAGCGGCGAGATGTCAGTTGTCGGCAGACGTCGGTTCCATTTCCGGCCGTCGCCCAGCGGGGCCGTGTCAGCGCCCGCCACCGCGGCGTCCAGCGCCGGGTTCGGGACGTACCGCATCGACGGCTTGTTGCCCTCCGCGGCGCCCGTCGCGGCGATGATCGAGCCCGTCGCGTCGGCGACGTCGCCCGCCGAGGTCTTGATGACCGTCAGGCCGGCGTCCTCAAAGTCCTTGATCAGGAACCCTGCCGGGCCGCGGGGATCGATCACCCAGCCGACCGGATCCCACCGCTCGTCAAGCTGCAGAGCGCGGGCGAGGACCCAGCCGGTACCACGGCGGTGGTCGATCAGCTCGCTGTGCCCGTGGCCGTCCTCGCGGACGCCGGCCACGCCGATCGCTGCGTGTGTGCCGCCCGGGGTGGCGTCGACGCCGAACGCCACCCGACCTGCGGCCTGCGATTCCACGTCGGCCAGGTCCCGCCACGCCTGCTCGGTGATAACCACCCAGTCCGGGCGCATGTCCGGGACCCGCTGGCACAGGCACTCGGTCCGGTAGATCACTTCCGGGTCTGTGGTCAGCGCCGAGTCGAGCGCCTCGTCGGTGATGAGGTAGCCGAGGCTCGGGTTCGCCTGTGCACGGGCCATCGGGTCCCGCAGTCGACAGTCCGCGGTGTGGGTGTTCTCGGGCCGGCCGCAGGTGCATTTGATGTCATCGGGCGCGCTCCACTCGAAATGGCCGAGTGTCAGGTCTGCGCTCTCCGGGTGCTTAGCAGCCGCGCGACCCTGCTTCTGCAGGCTGTTCAGCACCACCGAGCGGGCATCCCCCGCGTTCGAGAACGCCCAGATCTGCGCGTTCTTACGGGCCATCGTCGTCTTGGTGACCGCGCCCCATGAATCCCAGGTGTGATGCTCGCGGAGCTCGTCGAGGTTGACGTCGTCGCCGGACAGGCCACGGCCGCCCTTACGGGATGCCGCCTTGATCTTCCAGCGGGAACCGTTCGCGAGGCGCAGCGCCTTCTTGCCGTTCGTGCGGTCGACGTGGACTTTCTCCGCGTCAAGTTCCGGGATCGCCTCGACCAGCTCGACGGCCTTGTCCCAAGACTCCTCGGCCATGTCCAGGTCCTGGGCGGTGCCGATGACCAGCGGGACGCCGAGCACATACATCTTCCACAGGTTCTTGACCTCGACGATCGTCGTCTTACCGTTCTGCCGCGCAACCAGCACGATCACCGTGCGGAACCGGAACATGCCGTTCGGTCGGAGCTCCAGAGCGTGAATCAGCAGCCAGCGCTGCCACGGAATCGGGCCGATTCCCAGCGGGTTCTTCGCGAACTCCAGCGCCGAGAACCCCAGCGACGTCAACGGCGTCAGCGCGCACCCACACCCACACGGACCGGGTGGGCCAGTCACCAGCGGCGGAGTGAAGATCCGGGGCCTAGTCGACCCCAGGAGCGTCGGCGCGTAGCTGAGCAAGTCGACCCCCGATCGGCTTGTCGGCCTGCATCGCCTTGCGTGCCACCGGTGCACCGCCGAGATCGCGGAGCACACCCTGCAGCTGCGGGCCAAGCCAGCCGACCGTCTTGGTCAGCTCGCACATCGCCTCGAGTTTCTGCAGGCGCTTATACATGGACGCGTCGCCGGCGAACTCGGTCTTCAGCTCGTCGAGCTCGTCCGCGCGATCGACGGCCTTCTCGATCTCCTCGGCCTGCCGGAGCGCCAGCGCGGCCATCGCCTTGTCGCTGTCGGTGAGCCAGGCCATCTTGCCGATCGCGGCCTTCACGGCATCCCGCAGATCAGGGGCGCGGTCGTGGGCCTGCTCGGGAACCGCGGCGAGCTTCCGGTTACGAGGTGGCATGCCCTACCTCCTAAGCGCGACCGGGCACCCCCAGGTCGGGGGGAGAGGAAGGAACACGGTGGGCGGGTGGACCGCCTGACCATGATCACGTCGGGCTGGTGCCCCCCTCCCGTGGATCTGACCTGCACAAACACCGAGAGGGACTCACTCGGTCCTGCGTTTCCGCTGGTCAGCGCCGTATGGGTGGTGGGTGTGCCAGTGAGGGTGGCTACCACTGTCGGGAGGCGGGAGCGGCCGGCGTGTAGCCGACCTTGCTGCCTTTCTCGTTGTTGCACTTGCGTCCGCATGTCGGGCAGCCGCGCCAACCGTGCGCACGTCGTAGGTACTGCAGATCGCAGGGGTCTAGGCCGAGGGCCTTGAGCACCACGAGCGGTGGGTCATGGTCGGCATCGGTGGTGCCGCCGTGTCCGCAGATCCAGCAGACGTCGGGCTGTTCGCCGAACAGCTGTGCTCGTGCTCGGCGCCATGGTCTGCCTGACCGTCCGTTGCTGGGCACGGTGTACGTACACCTATGCGTCGTGGTGCTGACGGTAGACGTCCTCGATCGCCAGCCTGTATCGGCGGGCGTCCTCCGCGCTGACGGCGTATTCGGGGGTCTTGGCGTCAGGCAACGTGGTCTCCCTCGGTGGCTTGGGCTTTGAGTGCCGTCACGTATGCGGCCACTCCGAGGTCGACGCCGAGCTTGACGAGACGGCGCTCATCATCGGTCGCCTCGCACTCGCTGTGGGCGAGGGTTACCTCGATGAGCTGTCCTGCCCGGGCCGTAGCCTGCTCGGCTAGCCGCTCAGGGTGAAGCCGTACCGTCCTCGTATCGGACACCCGCTACCTCCACTTGTGGCCTTGTCGGCAACCAGCACGCCGGTGTGCGCGTCACACTGCAGTCCGGGGGTCCGACTATCAGGGGAATCGCTCATGCTCAAGGGACTTGCTGTTGCCGGTGTGCTGCTGCTCGCAGCCGGCTGTGGATCGAGCGGGGCTGCGACGCCGGCCAAGACGGTGACGGTCACACCCAGCGCATCGATCTCATGGGACGACCAGGGGACGTCGGCCTGTCAGTCATCGCGGGACGGCGCCTATCTCGCGGCGAGGATGTCGGCGGAGCTGTCGACTATCCGGGACTTGCAGGACGCTGCACTGCGTGAGGATCAGACGGGCGCGACGACGCTGGTCAAGGCGTGGTGCCAGCAGCACTATCACGGCTGATCGGGGCGACACTCGCCTCCCGCGGGCGCGGTCGCGACATAGGCGAACGGGCCGCGCACACCGGCCGAGAAGCGCTCAGCCGCCTCCAGGGCGAGCTTGATGCGATTCTGTGGACTGCGCGAGCGAGTCGTCGCGTAGAGGGCACCCAGGGCGATCTCCTGGCCACAGCCGATCGCGGCGTACCCGTCGACCGCCTCAGCGACCTGATAGTCCGCCTGGACGCTAAACAGGCGGCCCTGTACGCCGACGAGGAAGATCCCGCCCTCCTCGCGCTCATTGTCCTTCTTCGCCCATCCGCCCGATTTGAGGGTCTCGCGAACGGCATCGATGAACGTCGTCGCCATAAACGCCTCGAGGTCACCGTCCGGCTCGGGCACCTTGAGGGCGAACCGGAGCAGCTGCCCCATGCGGAAGGAAGTCGTGAAGCCCATCACGAACGGGCCGTTGGTGAACACCTTGGAGTCCGCGCGAACGGTCAGGGACCAGCCGGACACGCCCGCCGAGTCTCCACCGATGTGCACTGTGTCGTCTGCAACGATGCCGACGATCGCGGTCACTGAATCACGCTCCGACGGTTTCGACGCCCATCAAGCTTTTGGCTGCACTTTGCCGGACATGCGAAGAGCCCGGCACGGTGGCCGGGCTCTGGGCATAAGTCTGTTAAGGGCAGATCCTCATTACACAGCATGTAATCAGCGCTGGTCAAACTCCGACACGCCCTGACAGCCTGTCATTTGTTTAGGTCACGCGGCGTTCGCGAGGCGGGTATCCATGAGCCGCTCAACGTCGCAGAGGTTGTACATCGCGCGGCCTTTGCCGTCCCTGCCTTGGCGTCGGATCTGGCCGGGGTGGCGGTGTACGTACACCCGGAAGTTGTTCACGGTCATGCCGAGCATGAGCGCTGCTGCCTCCGAGTCGACCTGCTTCACGCGCTCTCCTGTCGGGTGAGGCGGAGACGCTGCTCCGAGACCAGCCGGCCGAGGAACGCGAACTCACCCGGACCCCATCCGCCGGCGCACTCGCGGAGCGGACAGTACAGGCCACCGCCCGATCGCCAGCGGATCGCCTCTCGGTCGCCTCGTGCGGTCTCGTCGAGGGTGCCCTCGTCGCCGCGGTGTCTCAAGGTCACTAGCGGCGCGTCGTGCAATGGGCAGTGGACGGCTCGGCCGTCGCCCTGCAGCGGTGTTGGGCGCCGCGACAGGCCGATGGCGCTACGGGCGACGCGATGCCAGTGCACCACCGAGGCTGCGAGCTTGCGGGCCTCGCCGACGTAGCCCCGTGCGGCCAGACGCCGGTACAGGATGCCGAGGGACTCGATGGTCCGCTCCACCGGTTGGGCATCGCCGGGTTCACCGAGCACCGTCCTGGCTTCCATCGCTGCGGGAGATGCCTCGTCACGCAAGAGTTTGATGGCGCCTGAGACGTCCTGGTTCACGAGTGACGCGGAGACGTTCGAGCTCGCACTGACGCGTTCTCCGTCGTTCACGCCGACATCACGGGGTAGCGCTTCGTGGAGCTTCGGCCAGAGGACGAGCAACTCCTCAACGGCGTCATCGACCTGGTCCCCGAGTTCGTACAGATCGTTCTTCAAGGTGGTTCCCCCGGTCCGTTCAGGGTGGGTAGGTGACGTCGCCCTTGTGGTTGTGGGTCAGTGGTTGAGGTCGACGCCCTCGTTGGCTGCGCCCTGGACTGCGAGTCCGGTGTCTACGAAGCCGTCGCCGATCTCGTGGTCGAGGCGGGCAGCGGCCGGCGCGTAGAACTCCGTGACGACGGTGCGCAGGACGACCATGAGGTACGTCGAGTGCAGGAACTCGGCCTGGTCGGCAAGCTCTTGGGCGATGACCTGGTTGACGAGGTCGAAGTCATCCCGGGCGGTGAGCAGCGCGTTGCAGAACCTGAGGATGTTCTCGTTGCTCGGTATGGCGATGTCGGTCATGTCAGGTCCTCCAGGTCGCGGCCGGTCGCCTTCCCCGTGCCGTTGCAGTGCGGACAGGGCGGCGGGGTGTCGTCGTACGATTTCAGGGCTGCGCGAATCTTCCTCGGTGGCGTGGTCGCGAGGATCTCTCGCTGCCGGTCCGGTGCCTCTCTGGAGAGCAGGGCGGCGACGGAGACGGACAGGGTGCCCGCCATCACCATCTCGCCGAGTTCGGGGATGCCCTTGGTGTTGACCTCATGGGCGTAGTCGAGCAAGCGTGGTGAGACGTTGAACTGCGCGGCGAGCAGTCTCCGCAAATTTGCGCGGCTCGTCATGAGATCCTCCTGTCGTGGCCGGGCCTGTCAGCAGCAGGCCCGGCCTTCGTCGTGTTGGTCATCGGTCGGTGGTGCGCCCGAACTGGTAGCCGAGGTAGAAGCCCCACATGAACAGGACGGCGAGGCCGGCGAGGATGAGAGCGGCGGTCGTGGTGTCCATCAAGTCGTCCTCATGCTCGGTGGGAGGGTGAACAGCAGGGTCAGGGCACCGGAGTCTTCGAGGAGCTTCGCCGCCTGGTAGGCGTGGTGGACGCAGTACTGCGGCGCGGCGGGGTCGTCATCGATGACCGGGTTCGTGCATCGGTCGTTGGTGCGGTTCAGCACCCGGCAGCGCGGCTTTCGGCTCACGGCGACAAGGTTCGGCTTGGGCATCACATGTCCTCCTTTGGGGGGCGCAATGGCGGTCTTCACTGGTTCGAGTCCATCCAGTCGAACCATGCCGAGGCGTGGATGTAGAGGTCCCCGAGAGGCAAGGCGCCACTGCGAACGTTCTGCTGGTGGTGGTAGTAGCGGGTCAGCGGCATTCCGACGCGGGGACGGGCGTAGAACTCTTTGTCGCCGCGTGTCGTGCTGATCGGCTGGCCGTCGTCATCTCGGTAGACGGACCAGCGGCCTCCGGTCTTCTCGACGGTCTGGCCGTCGAGCGGGCCGCCGACGTATCGGGCGGTCTTCACTGGCGCGAGGTTCGGCCTGGGGTTCATCAGAGGTACCTCATGACATCCACGGCGTAGCCACAGGGCCACGCGTGGCCCTGTACGCAGCGGTAGGTGCCCTTGACGTTGTTGCCGTCGCGGGTCACAGCGTGCGGCCAGTAGATGCTGTACAGCTCGCAGTCGACGCGCTCGGCATGTGAGTGCTGGTGCTCGCGGATGCACTGCTTGGTACAGCGGGAGCACATGTCGCCGTAGGGGGTGGTCAACGCCATGTCGTGCATGGCGTCCAGCCAGTACGGGAGTTTGATCTCCGCTTCTTCGCTCACCTCGTTGGCGAGGTCGCTGAGCGCCTGGCGGAGGCGGAGGTAGGCCGGGAAGTGCGAGAGCGCGTCGTGGTCGAAGCTCCGCACCTCGGTGAGGTAGCTAGGTGTGGGGTCCATAGGTGTCTCCTTCATCCGGGCGAGTTTGGCGGCGTGGCGCTTGGCCAGGCCGGCAGTGCGACGTGGGGCCATCTGGGCTCGCTGGGCGTTGCGTGTCTGTCGCCGCTCTGTCGCTTCGGCTACGCGTGCCGCGATGAGGTCCGCGAGCTGATCCGCGAGTGAGCTAGCCATTGGTGGATGCCGCCGTGGGGTCCGTCCGCGGGGTCTGCGGGTATTGGTTGCGGGTATTGAACGGGCTTCCGCTGCCCAAACCCCGCAGAGAGATCCGCAGGCCAGAGGCCGTTTGCGGGGTTTGCGGGTTCTTGCGGGTAGTTATCCGGACCGCCGCGCATGCATGTGCGTGGGTGTGTGCGCGGGCGTGTACGCGCTTAGATCTCGATTTACTACCCGCAAGAACCCGCAAGGGGGGGTTATAGGTACTCTGATCTGCCAAAGCCCTTGCGGGGTTTAGCGTTTTTGCCGCCCCGCAAACCCCGCAACAAACCCCGCAGAGCCCTGTGTAAACCCCGCAGCCGGTCACGACAGCCTCGCCTGGGTAGCCGTCTCGACCTTGCGGACCGAGTAGTAGTTGACCTTGGAGTGCTTGTCCTGCTCTCGCTCGGCCATGAAGCCGGCGAAGCGTCGCCGGTCTCGGGCCTTGAGGTAGCGGCCGAGTCCCTTGCTGGTGAACGGCTTTCCGTCCGGCTTGGTGGGGAACACTCCGTCCCACGGGTCGTGCCAGTCGACGCCGATGATCTGACCGCGAGCGCTGTCCACGAGGTCCGCTGCGCTCTTCTTCGTCTCCCCGTACTTCTCGTACCACCTGGCGAGGAACGCGGACGTGGACGCCTCGTCGTCGTCGCTGATGGCTAGTTCCTGCTTGTTCTTCAGGAACCCCTCGATGCCGTGGTGGGCTAGGAACCCGCTCATCGCCTGCGCCCAGGCGGTGAAGTTCCGCATGCTCAAGCTGGTGTCTCTGGGCGCCCCTGCGACGATCCAGGCGCGGACGAGGATCAAGAGGGCGGCGAGGAGGTTAGAGCGGTTCTCGTCCTGCTCAAGCCACGCCCAGATGTTCTTGATGACGAAGTCGGTCCGCTCGTCGGGGTTCTCCATCTGCGGGTCGAGGCGCACGAGGATGGACCGGGAGGCGATGTCTCCGCCGAGGGCGATGTTGTTGCCAGTGACGCACCACAGCCGGTCATTGACCCCGCCGTAGGTGGCTGTGGCGCCGAGGAGCCTGCCTGACCATTCCTTCGTCGTGAGCACGGCGGCGAGCGTGGCGTGCTCCACGGTGTCGAATGGGCCGACGTTGTCGAACACCATCACGGGCTCGACGTCGTCTTTCAGCGTCGCCGTGATGACCTTGCCCATCTCCTCGTCATGCTTGGGCCACGGCTTGAGGTTGGCCCCGTAGACGGCCTTGAGGATCTCCGTCAGCAGAGTCTTGCCGCTGCCCCTTGTGACGGCGCTGATGACGCCGAGCGGCGGCAGCCCGCCGAGGTACAGCCTCAGCAGCGGCGTGACGAGCAACGCCAGGTAGTTCGCCTTGCTCGCCGATCCGTCGAAGCAGACGTCGCGGATGACCTGCCCGAGGATGAAGTCCTTCGCCCACTTGACCGCGTCTGCGCTGGGGACGTCGGGAACATCGCGGACCTTGAAGGCGGGCCGGTAGAAGAGTCGGGTGCGCTCGTCGTAGCCCTCGTCGCTTTGGAGGGTGCCGTCTGTGCGGATCACCGGGAACGGGGTGACGCCGGCGAGCAGCGGCAGGCCTGGCCACTCGGCGGCGCTGAGCACAGCCTTCGCGACACTGACGGTCGGCAACACCTTGGTCTCTCGGATCTCGGTGTTGCCGTCCTTGTCCTTGACTGCGCGTTCTCGGTAGCAGTCCGTGTACGCCGCGAGGAGCTGCCGGAGGGAGTCCGCATCGACGGGTCGCATGATCAGCTTGGGCGAAACACCGTCATCGATGACGAGTACGCGGGTCACGCATCCGGACCTGAGGTACAGGTCGGGGATGGCCTTGGTGCAGATTGCGTCACCGATCTCACGGACCGCGTCCGGCTCGATCGTGATGTTGATCCGACGGTGCACGAGCTGGCCGCCCGCGGCCAACGAGAGTTCCACGATGTTCGTTACCGTTGCCGCTGCCGTCACCGGGCACCTCGCACGGATCGCGGTTCGCGCATGCCAGCGGTAAGCCCGGAGTTGATCGTCTTCACGACCTGCACATGCCCGTCGTCGTGCACGAGGTGGACAGCTTCAGCGGCGGCGTACAACGCAGTTTCAACCGTGACCTGGTTGAGGAGTCCCGCGCCGACGAGCTGCCCGAGGGAGAAAGCGGAGGCGTTCAGCTGGTTGTTCCGGCCGGAGCCCGGCTGAGATCCGCAGTCGATGATGCGTTGCACCTCGCCGCCGAGCGCGTTCCGCAGGTACTTATCTCCGACTCGTATGGTCTGCCCGGCCATGGGCGTTGGTGCGGGCCGGGGCGGGTCGAGGAGCTCGACCAGCCACCCCGGGAGCGGGATTATCGGCTCGTCGCGGATGATCGTGTACGCCTTGCCGCCGACTACGGAGCCGGGGCCGAGGACGTATCCGCCTCCGTTGCCGGAGCCGGGGCCGCGGGTGTCGATGCCGGGGCCGAGCTTTTTTGAGCTGTTGCCGAGCTGCCGTCCGGGATGTGCCCAGAAGTACAGGTGCAGCCCGTTGCCGGGCGTGGGCACTGTGAAGGTCTGCGGCCACGGTTCCCGGTGCGTCTCGCAGAGCTGGGTGAACGTGTCGATCCCGTCTGCTGCCGGGTTGTGGCGGTCGAGGTCGATGACGAGGAGTCCGGACTTCCGGCAGCCGACTCCGATGTTCGCCCGGGGGCGCCAGTGCGCGGAGATGATCGCCTTGTCGCTGGTCGCCTTGTTCGGCCAGTCCGTGATCACCGGCTGCTTCTCCGCCTTGCAGCGCTGGCAGTCGCTCTTGGATCCGGGCTCGTGTCCGTGGCTGTCGCCGCTCGGGATAGCACCCGGGAACACGGCGAGGCCCTCGTCTGCGAGGCGCATAGCCCAGTCGCGTGTGTCCGCACCTGCCAGGGTGGCGGCGGTCACTGGATCCGCCTCTGCGCCCCGATGGAGAGCTTCAGGTCCGCGGTGGCGTCCACCGCAGCGTGGAGGGTTGCGCGCAGCCGCTCGACTTCCCTGACGGTGGCTGCGTCGTAGCTCCACTGATCGTTACTGGCTTGCGAGGTGCCGAGGTCGACGCTGAGGTCGAACCACTTGCACACCGCGTAGATGGCGACAGATCGGCACATCATGATGCCGTCGAGGAGACGTTCCGCACCGGGCCCATTGAGGGCGCATCCGCCCGGCGGTTCGATGTCCTGCACTCGGGAGTTCCCCACAATCGATCTGGAGTTCGACCACAAGGGTCGAACTGATGACTGGGAATTCACGGCCACCAGGGGGGAAGTGGTGTGGCCGTTACGTGAGGGGTTCGCAGAAGGGATGGGGGTGTGTCTCGCGGTGGTGGAGCTGGTCACCCGGGCTGGGCGACGGGTTCGCCGCGCGAGGTCATGAACGCCTTCGCCTCGGCGCGGCGCTTCGCGATGTACTCGTCGAGCGCCTGACGCGGGATGCGGCGCGAGTTCCTGCCGACGACGATGGTCTCGATCTCGCGGTTCTTGACCATCCGCCAGGCGGTGCTTCGCGCGACGCGGATCTCTGCGGCGAACTCCGGGATGGTGAGCAGGCTGGGCTTCTCGACCTCGACGGTGCCGACGCTGCCACCGGCGATGACGGGCAGGAGTGTGCCGTCCGCGAAGGCGTGGGAGAGTTGGTTGCGGCTGGTGAGGGTGCCGAGGTAGGCGGGGGTCGCGGCTGGGAGGCGGCGAGACCGAACCTTTATGCCCGTATCCCCGGGGGGGATAGGACTGCATGGGACGCGTGCAGTATCTTTCACGTGCTGCTCCTGACGTGCTGTGAGAGGCCGGACGGGGTGGTGACGGGCCCAGCGGGCGCCGGGGTGCGAACTCGGCGAAACATCCTGCTGGGCCCTTTTCAGTTGTCGGCACGTGGAGTCGCCGTGTCGATGACCAGTCTTGTCGACCTATCGACACCCAAAGAGTGCCATGGACTCCGCCCGATTGCCAACTCGACACTGGCGCGTCGCCAAAATGTTCGCCAGCAACGTTGACGGATACGCAAGAGCCCTGCTCAAGGACGCACTAGGGCACCCGTCTACGACTCCCAGTCCTAGGCTGCGTAGTGGAGAACTAGTGGAAACCGGCTGGCTATCCACATATGGATGAGGAGAACCGGACTCCGAGGATCACCGCAGGTAGGAGCATTCGCATCTATCGGCACCGAAGTGCGTTCGCTAGATCCACCCCACCGGAGCCATGTCAGTCCTTGCTTTCTGGCGTGAAAGATTGCGGGCACGCAAGCCGGTAGCTAGGTTGATGCGCACAGACGCACACAGCGAACCACCCTGGAAGGATCCCTTGCCCGCCAACAACAGCACCCCAGACCAGTTCATCGACTGGCTGACCGGGATGACGCGAGCCCTCGGCTACAGCCGCGACGCTGATCTCGCACGCGCACTCGGCATAGACCAGAGCATCGTCAGCCGATGGCGTCGAGGCAGCCGGCCCAGCGTCGAACACTTGGCCAGGGTGTCGACGCTCACCAAGACACAACTCGAGCCGCTGCTGGTCCTGGCCGGCTACGTCTCCGCGGATGCTGTACGCCAGGCCGAGGTGCCCGAACCCCCCGCGGCAGTCGACCCCGCCGAGCGCATGATCTGGGAAGCGCCGATCGACGACACCGAGAAGCCCGCCTTCATGCGGTACTACCAGCGCCGTATCGAGGAGGAGCGTCAGCGGCTCGCCAAGCTGCTCGCGCTCGCGTCACTGGCCGACGACACGGCGGCTACAGGCGTTGAGGCAGCGCAGTCGGATTTGCCGTCGCACATTGTCACCCTGTTCCGTGAGCTAGCCGTCGCCAATAGGGAGACCATCGGCATGAGCAAGGCCGACGCCGTCGCGGTCCAGCAGGCAGAGGCGAAGGCCGTTCGGCGTTCCGAGGAGATGGAGACCGGCGATGACGGAGAAGAAGGCACGCAAGCCCCGGACCCGCGGGAACCGTGACAGCAAGCCATACCAGCGCAGCTCGGACGGCAAGTGGGTCGCGGTCGCGTACATGCCCAACGGCAAGCGGAAGCCCTGCTACGGCGACACCTCGAAAGAGGCAGCGGAGAAGCGCAAGAAGCTCTACGCCGAGCTGGAGAACCAGGAGCCGGTCACGGTAGGCCGCTCCATCACCCTCGGCCGGTACCTCGAAAAGCAGTGGCTGGGTGTCACACTCCCCCAGCGTGTCGCCGCCGGCCGCATCGCACAGACGACGCTCGACTCCTACCGGGACAACACGGAGAAGCACATCATCCCGGCGCTCGGGAAGGTGAAGCTGGTCGACCTGAAGCCCGCGCACCTGCGGCCGTGGCTGCTCGATCTGCAGAAGAAGCCGTCAGGCCGGGCCCGGACGAAGCTCCGGCCGGGTGAGACTGAGCTGCCGCCGCCTGAGGTGCTGTCGGCTCGCACGGTGGCGTACTGTCACGCGATTCTGCGGAAGGCTCTCGCGGATGCGGTGGATGAGGAGCTCGCGAAGCGGAACGTCGCCCTGCTCGTCGACCCCCCGGTCGTGGACCGGAAGGAAGCGACACCGCCCACGAAGGAAGAGGCCACCAAGTTGTTGGCGGCGGCGGCCGGTGATCGACTGTGGGCGTACTGGCTCATCGTGCTCGCACTGGGCCTGCGTCGCGGCGAGGGCCTCGGGCTGCGCTGGGACGGCATCGACACCGACGCCGGGACTGTACGACTGGAGAAGTCGGTCCAGCGGCTGCGCGGCGAGAAGGATCCGGAGACCGGCCGACGGAAGGGCCAGCTCGTAGAGAAGAGCCTGAAGACCGAGGCGTCGAAGGCGACGATGGCGACTCCTCCGATCGTGATGGAAGCCCTGAGGGTCCACAAAGAGCTGCAGGACGCTGAGCGTGAGGCGACGAAGGCATGGGCCGACGCCGGGCTCGTGTTCACCAGTACGGTAGGCAGCGCCCTCGAACCGAGGAACGTGAACCGTGCCTGGGATGAGGTGTGCGACCGGTCGGGCATCGGCCGCCGGGTACGGATCCACGATCTGCGGCACGCGGCGGGTAGCTACCTGTTCGCGGCGGGCGTCGACATGAAGGTGGTTCAGAAGACGCTGCGGCATACCCGGTTGGCGACGACGAGCGATATCTACGTGCACACGTTCATGGAGACGCAGCGGGAGGCTGCGGATTCGATGGAAGGCGTGCTGGTCGACCTCACCAAGAAGAGAGAAGAGCGCGAAGCCGGTTGACGGTGTTAAACACCTGCGATAGTGTGGTGTTTAACACCAAGGAGGAAGCGTTGACGCGAGAGCGCTGGTCTACCGCGATCCATGAAGCCGGACATGCAGTGTGTTCGCTCCGTTGCGGGAAGAGCTTCCGCTATGTGACGCTTCGCCCTCGTCGCAGCGAAGCTGTCGCCCACCTACTCCCTCACCGGGGACGCCACAGTGGGCCCCAATTCCAGATCACCCTTGCCGGCGGCATCATGGCGGAACACTTCGTCATCGGCACTGGCCTGTCCGAGCTGATCGAAACCGGGGGCGCGGAGGACTGGCGGATGCTCGACCAGCTCACCGCAGATCCGGAACTCATGATGGCCGAAGCGATGGACATTCTGGAGCACGACCGCAACGGGCTGGTGGACATTGCGACCGCGCTCACCATTCACCCGACGCTTACCGCCCGGGTGTGCCGCGAGATCTTGGCGGCGGCCTGATGCCGAACCAGCCGAAGAGTCCAATCATCGCCGGGCGCGTGTCAGCGGAGTTGAAGGCGTGGGTCGAACATCACGCCAAAGACACGGGCCGGACGATGACCGACGTTCTGACGGAGGCGCTGGATCGGTATCGCAAGCGCGCCACCGGGAGCCAAAAACGCCGCGTTGCTACATCCGTTGCTACAGAAACGATCAAGGCGCCCCCTGAGATCAAGGGACGCCCTGGTCAAACGGTGCGCAGCCGGAGGGATTCGAACCCCCAACCTTCTGATCCGTAGTCCTGGGCAGGCTCTCCGATGTGATCCACTCAGCCGAGTATCGGTCCTGCGTAGAGACGTCCGGACTCAATCGGAGTCCATGAGACTCCCGCCCCTTGCTACACGCGTTGCTACACGAACGCGACTACCCAACCGCCCCAAGTAAGACAGCGGGCCCGGACGGTGATCTCACCCACCGGCCGAGCCCTTGATCAGGAAGGGACTCCTGACCCATGAACGATGGTAACTGCACCCTCACGTGGTGCGAGGCGCCGCACGACGACGACACCGCGAACCTCGCACACCACCACAACCACATACACACCTACGTCGGCACCGATATCCGTGTGGACGTCGTCGCCCGCTGGGCGGAGCGTCGCACCAGGCCGGGCAGTGTCCTCCCCCACGTGTCGCTCTTTACCGAGATGTCCGGCGAGACCCACGTCCTCGACCTCATGCCCAACGACGCGCGGATCTGGGCGGTGAACCTGTCTGTCTTCGACGGCGCACAGTGGCTCGCCGACGCCCTGAACGCCGGCGCGGACATGCTCGCCGAGCACGAGGACCACGAGGACGACGGCCTGCCGCACCGCGTAGCGGAATCGGCACCCGGGCGTCCGGGTGCCCTGGTGGCGCTACGAGCGGCGCGTGACGTGGCCCGGTCGGCGCTCGAGGAGTTCGACCGGTTCCCGGTCGGGACGATGGAGGCCCTTGACCTCGCCCGCTGGATCGGTGAGTTCCGCGGTTACGTCCGCTACCTCGTAGAGGCACTGGACGCCCTCGAAGCCGAAGGAGTCCTCGCATGAGCAGCATCGAAATCCGCAACGATGACTTCGCCGACTGGGACTGGGAGGCCCTCTACTTCGCGGGTTCCTTGCTCCTTCGCGAGATCCAAGACGTCGCCTTCCACAACCTCAACCCCGGCGAGGCATGGGAGCCGTTCGTGGAACGCGGCGACGTTCTCGGGCTGGTCTCGGAGGTTCGCGTGCACGTCGAGCGGCTCGAAGCCGTGGTCAAGAAAGCTCGCGCTGATCTGGATGGCGTGGAACGGAACGCCCGGCTGACCGCGCGGAGGCGCGTCAAGGCCGCAGAGAAGACGGAGGAAACCGACTGATGTCCATCGACCCCAAGGCCGTGGCCGGCTTCCTCGGCGCCGTCAATCCGGTGTACGTGGTCGCCGCCGGGGCACTGGCCCTGATCGTGCTCATCATCGTGGTGCGCACCGGTCGGGGCCTGGCCCGTACCGTCCGGCGAGGGCTGAGCGGTAAGCGCCCCGAGGACATTCTGACCTTCATCGTCGCGGGCCTGATAACCGCGATCGCCGCGCAGGGCATGTTCCGGTTCTTCGGCGACAAGCTGCAGATGCCGTGGTGGATGCAGTCGCTCACCTTTTGCGTGTTCGAGCTCGCTCAGGTGACGTGTGCTTTGCGGGCGCGACGGAAGATCCGCGACCCGAAGATGGGCACGGCGGGTATAGACGGCGTTCTGGTGTGGGTAATGGCGGGGATTTCCGCTGTCCTGTCGGCCACGGACGCGCACGGCTCGGGCTCGGTCGCCCGGATGGTGTTTCCCTTTGCCGCCGCGGTGATGTGGGAACTCGGTTTGGCCATTGAACGTCGCCGTGCCGGCCGGTCGACAATTCACTGGCGGTGGACTCCGGAAAAGATCCTTGTCCGTTTCGGATTGGCGGAAGCCTCCGATCGGACCGCGGGCGAGAGCGACACCCATCGGCGCCTGGTGCGCGTCGCGCGGGCAGCGAAACACCTCCGTGACCTGAAAGCCGCCGGGGCGTCCGAGAAGCAGATACGCCGCGCGACACGACGCCTGGACGCGATGAACGATGCCGCAGCGGCCCATGCCGGACTCGCTACGGATCCGGTCGTGCAGGAGAAGCTGCGGTCGCTGGTGTCGGTGATGTTCAGCGCGACGTCGCTTTCCGAGATGGCTCCGGAGTCTCCGTGGGAGGACCGCCCCGACCGGATGACGGCGGTATTCGATACCGCCCGGATCCAGTTCGCTCCGCTGATCGCCGGCGCCCTCGGTACCGGTACGGAGAAGGCCGCCGAACTCGACGCCGGTACCGGTACGGAGGACGCGCCCGATACCGGTATCGGCGGCACCCGGGTTACCGGCGCCGGTAACCCGGCGAAGACCGGTACGCGTCGCCGCCGGAGAACCGGTTCCCGTACCGGCGCGAAGAAGGGGCGCGGTACCGACTGGGAGACGCTCCTGAAGCGTGCGCGGGAACTCAACGACAAGCACTTCCGGGAGCACGGCAAGCACATCTCCGGCGACAAGCTCGCGGCCGGCCTCCGCATCAGCAAGACCAGGGCGCTGCCCCTGCTGGCGGAGGTCAAGCGCCTGCGGGAGGTCCGATCGGACGATGGTGTGGCGTGAGGCCGGCGGAAGGGCAATCGAGCAAGGGCATCGGCCCGTTGCCCAAGTTGGTGAGCCTCTACGCGACGGAGGGGCGCGCCCCGGCCCGCGCACGCGAGGCGTCCCCCCGTTCGGCTTCCCAACGTGCGAGTAGACGCGGACGCGGAGACACCGATGCGTACACACGCGAGGTCGCTTCGGTTCCGATCGCCTGTACGGCACCGAACGCTTTCGTTCGCCTGTACGGCAGCGATGGTCTGGACTTCGTTCGCCTGTACGGAGTCCAGCGGGGGTCCGATCGCCTGTACGGACCCGGACGGAGAGTCACTGTGCAGTGCACTGTGCGGAAAGACGCAAATTTGCGCCTTTGGTCGACCCAACGCGTCCGTGCGCGCACCTGCGCGCGAGGAACCTCCCCAACTGTGCGCTCGGAAGGGGACAGTGCGGTGACGGTCCGCATCCGGCAAGGGCAAGAGGCAATGCCTCTGCCTCCGAGAGCCTGGGGAGGTTTCCACCACGCGCGTGCGCGCGATGGCCGGCGCCCCGTTGCCGATCGCCCGAACGGCAACCGTCGCCCGGATGCGGAGAGTGACATCCGACGTGCACTGGTGTACGAAAATCCAGGCTGCCTCGCGCGTGCACGCGCCACGCCTGCACGTTGGATCCCCGGATCCGGACTTCGAACGTGCAGTACACGAGCTTGTGCACGTTCACGGATCGTGACGTGAGGCGCTGCGAAACTGTGGAAATTTCCACAGTTGGCCGCGATCCGGACCGACCGATCGGACGCGTCCATGCCGAAATGCCGACGCACAGCGCCGCTCGCGGGCGTTCAGCCCCTCCCGGATATCTCCGGGTGGCTCAGGGGTCCGTTCGCGTCGCAGCGGCCTCCTCGGCGCCGCGACGCTCTCCGGCCTCAGAACTGGTCCGCTCCGGTCGCCTGTCCGATCACGAACACGTGGCGGTTCGCCGAGCAGATCGTTTCGAGGACGTGGATCGCTGTGTCTTCGCTGCTGTAGCTGGCCCGCAGGACCTGCACCACCCACTCGCCAGGGTCCAGCTCGAGCGTCTCCGCCTCGAAGCGGGTCGCCTCCCGGGCGGTGAGGGTCTCCTCCGCGTGGCCGAACTGGTATCCGAGCGCCTCGATCGCGGCCTGCAACGAGGGCAGTACGAACTCCGCTTCGGCGATGCGCGTACCGGCGAACTCAGCGGTACGGAAGTAGCTCGTCGCGATGCGTACCGGTACCGAGTTCGCGGTGAACATCTTGCGGCGTGCGATGGCGTCGGTACCGGGCTCGATCCGGAGCGCCGAAGCGATGTGATCGCCGACCACTTCCGTACCGATAAACAGCATCTTCCGTTCGCCGCGGATGCCCTGCCGTTCGGCCTCTTCGAGGAACAGGCTCTTGGACCCGCGGACGGATGGGTCGGTCGGCAGTGCTCGCTGTACGAGGACGCGGGGTGCCGTGCGCTGAGGCTGTGCCGGCGCCTTGGCCGACGCCCCGGCGCTGGCGAGCTGGGAGACACGGCCACCGCTGACGCCGAGCTTGGAGCCGATCTGTTCCAGCGTCATGCCGCTGTCGCGGGCCTCCGCGATGGCGTGCCGGCGGATGGATGCCAGCTCCGTGACCGCGCCCTGCTGCTCCGCCATGGCCTTGCTGGCTGCCTTGACGCGTTCGATGGGGTCGGTGATCGCCGCGATGGCGCGGAGCGTGTGCTGTTCCATGGCGCTCACTTTAGCCCCCTCTATTGCGAGCAGTGGCATGTGGGGGTACTCTCCGAATCGATGGAGCTTTACCCCCCTCTATCGGAGGACGGCAGAAAAGTCCCCACGACGGCCAGAAACGGCCCGGCATAAACGCCCCGGCTATCGGCCCAGAAGTCCGGTCACCTGCCAAAAGACGAACCGGACATCAATCCCCCCTCGGAAGGAACACCGCTTTGTTCGAGAACTACGACGTGACCGGCCAGTCCGACGACTGGATCGCCGTCCCGGACGGATTCAAGCCGTCCTACGGCGACTGGAAGCGGGTCGCGACCGGCGAGCGCGAGGCGCTGCAGATGATGAAGGACGCGAACGGCCTGATGCGGACGCTGCCCAAGAAGGGCAAGAACGCGCACACGGTCTTGTACGTGAACTACTCGGCGCCCCTCGCGAAGAACCGCGACATCAAGCGCGAGGTCGACAACCTCAAGAAGCGCGGCGGCGACTACGGCATCCACATCACCGAGACGATGCTGGCGGAGCCCCGCTAGGTAACCATCGGGCGGCCCCGCCTCACCTGCCAAGACGCGACGGGGCCGCTCTCCCTCGAAGGGAAGCTTCATCATGACCGAAGGACTCGCGGGCACGCTAGTGACTCCCGCCCCTGCACCGCAGGGATGCGCACTCACCGCGTGGTGCGACAACAACCACGAACCGACGATCCGCGGCGACGAGTGGACCAAGTGCTCTCACCAGGTCACCGAGACCGGCAACGCGGACGCCACGGTCATCGCCGTCTCCGTGGAGCAGATCAAGCCGCTCAGCAAGATCCGCATGTGGAGCGACAGCGGCATGGGCTACAACGTCCCCGGCAAGATCGGCGTGGGGATCTACGGTGCCGACCAGTCCGGGGACGCCGAGCTGGTCGTCTTGCCGGAGCAGGCCCGCGCGTTCGCCGATGTCCTCCGCCTGACCGAGGAGAGCCGCTGGCTCGCTGACGCGCTGGTCGCGGCGGCCGACTTCGCGGAGGCGATCCGATGAGCGACCCAACATTCACATGGACAGAGGACGGATGCCTTCGGACGCCGTGCCCGTCATGGTGCTGGCACGGGTGCGACGGTACCGCCCACTCCAGCGAATCCGTCTCCGCGCACCAAGGACGTCGCCCGTTTGGCGAAGAGCTGATGGTCTGCGTCGTCCAGCCGACCCATGAGAGGTACCCGTCGATCTCTCTCGTGGACTCGCAGAACGAGCGCGAGGACAGCCTCACCGCCGACGAGGCGGAGCACCTCGCGAACGTACTTCTCGACCACGTGAAGATCCTGCGTGCACACGCCCAGGAGGCCACCCGATGACTGTCGACATACTCAGCGTGTACGGGCCAGCCGGGAAGCTCATCCCGCGGCAAGCGCCCCCCGTGCCCGGAGTCTCCTGCCCCATCTGGTGTGAATCACCCCACGATGAAGGCGATGACGCGGACTACCACCACGGCGCTTACACCACGATCCCGATGTACAAGGTCGTAACGATCGCGGACGGGAAGACCTACACGGACCGCAACGGTGAATGCCGTGTCGGGCTGGAGCAGTCCGAGGACGAACGGCACCCGCGCGTGATCTTCGACGGTGGCCTGGCAACGTGGATGACCGCAGGCGAGGCAGACAACCTCGCAACGATCCTCCGGGACTTCGTTGCGGACATGGGGAGGGAGACGTCCGGGCCTGAGCCGTGCTGGTGCCACCAGGAACACGACCCGCGCGACGAGCATGAGTCCGAGGTCAAGACGGTGTACCTCACGACCTACGGGGAGTTCGCCCCCCGCGAGTTGCTCGTCTCCATATGCGCGCCATTGCACAGGCGGACGTACATCGAGATCACCAACGCCAGCCACGGCAACACCGCGACGCACCTCCTGCCCAGCGAGGCGGGACGGGTCGCCGACGCTCTGGTCCTGCTGTCCCTCGCCGTCCGCCTGTGCGAGGGGAGCACCCGATGACGGTCGCGACCATCACGGACCTGTCGACCAGGCGCCCGGAGCCGGAGCACGGCACAGAGGAGCATCTCCCGTTCGTCCTGCCGCCCGGCGCCAAGACGATGGACGCTTTCGCGTTCGGCGAGATGGACCGGGCGATCAAACGGCTCACGGATCGCGTCGCGGTCCTGGAGCAGCGTCTGTCCATCCTCATGGAGAAGGAAGATCGATGAAGGCCACCATCATCACGACGAGCGACGGACACGAACTCATCTACGGCCCGGTCGCGTCCGGCAAGACCTACACCGCGAAGCAGCGCATCACCAACGACTACGCGGACGATCGGCATCCGTGGATCATCGACCTTGACCGTATGAGCCTTCCCGAGGAGAACGAATCCGACGAGTGCCGGATCGCAAGCACCGTCAAAGAGACCCGCACGCTTCTCCACAACGCATGCGGGGTCCACGTGGGGACGTTCGGCATACGGCGGAGGTATCCGGCGGGTTCAAGATCCCGGATCATGATCACAATTGAGGAAGCGTCAGAGGTGTTCGCCGACCCGAAGTGCCGTCGACTGACTGAGCGGCTCCTCCGGTGTGCGCGCAAGGAGAACATCCGACTCCGCGTGATCGTCCGGAACCTGACCCTCGAAAGCTTCGGCGGGTCGGAGCTGATCAGATCGGCCCTGCTGAGCGACGACCCAATCGAGCGGGCAATGGGCGTGTACCGCGGCATGACCGGCGTGGAACGTGAGCAGGTGTTCCGGAGCATGGCCGGCGCAGTGGCCGGGTTTGCGGAGACCCGGAACGCGGCGGCCCTCGCGACGTTCGCCGACAACATGGCCATGGCTGGCGCGATCGAGTGGCGTTTTCGGCTAAGCGACTACGGCTCGCACTGACCACCCCTCACAGCGACGCCCCCGTACCGGAACAAACCGGGCGGGGGCGTCGTGCTGTCAGTCTCCGCTCGCTTCGTCCTGCTCGGCAACGAACGTGCCCATGCCGACGACCGTGCGCACCAGGCCCTCATCACGGAGTATCTGCACGGCCTTACGGGCGGTGTCTCTCGCGACCCCGAACTCCTGCTGAAGCTGGGATTCTGAGGGGATCGGGAACCGCGGCGCAAGCTCGCCGGCCTCGATCCGGGCGCGCAGTACGTCCGCTATCTGCCGATGCCGAGGAACGTCGGGTCGGAACGGGTACTGCTCATCGGTCATATTTCGGACGGTAGTTGACCTGCAATGACTACTCGCAGTTGCCTACAGGTACACCTGGCTATAGACAGGTGCAGACGGGTGTCATACGTTGCCGTCATGACCGAACCTGGGAGCGGTCGATGGGTGCGCACGTTCGCCACCGACATCGAGCCGGGAGACCTGATCCGCCGAAACGGTGCTGAGCGCCGCGTCGTGACCCGCGACTACCCGCCCGTCACCGAGCCGAGCTTTCACGTCGAGTACGCGGCCGGCGATGAGAACCTCGGGAAGCTGACCCAAGTCGAGATCTGGGACCCGGACGGCAGCGTCTCTCAGCGCGTTCAGGACATCAGCGCGCAGGCGGACCAGTGAGCGGCAACTCCACCAGCCAGGGCGCCAGCGGTTTCAATACACCGGTCCTGCCCGGATACACGGTGCGCTGGGATGAGGCGGCCGGCGAATGGGTGGCCACCTCCGACACCTACGGTACGGTCCTGCGTGGTAGGGATCAGCGCGCACTCGAGGCCGCCCGCGGGGCCGTGGTCACGCAGCTCGCCGACGAGATGTATCAGATCATCAGAGCCGCCCCGCTGTTCGGCTACTCGCCACAGCCACAACCATGACTCCTCGCACGGCCACAGACGCGGCTCGCCCCCCAGGCAGCCCTTGTTCCCTGGCCGTGCGAGGTGAGCCCCCCGCGCGGCCAATCCTCCCAGGTAACGGCCGCGCGGGGGGCGTCGTTGCTAGGCAGCCGAATACCGGGCCGCGCGCCGGCGATGAGCGAGGATCCGTGTCCCATGCACAGCCCGCCCGTTGTCGACGCGGCGGTCCAGCGCCCATTGCCGTGACGGCTCCTCCGGCCAGTGCCACAACTCCCTCGCGTGACGTCGCGCAAGGCTGAGGCGTGTCTTCCATGCGGTGTGACTGATGCCGAGCAGAGTAGCCGCGCCTTCGTAGGTGCCTTCCGTCATGAGGGCACGCAACGTCTGTCGTTCACGCTCCGACAAGCCGGACCACACCTGCAGTGCGGCGATCCGGTCCACGACACGGTCTTCGAACTGGCCGATGAGGACGTCGTGGCCATACCAATACGTGGCGAAGTTCCGCGACTGCCCTTCGCGTCCCGACCGGTGAGGCGCCGTCCATAGTCCGCAGTGGGAGATCTCCAACTTGTTCGCCGAGTTGACGGCGTTTCGGGCGGCGAAGAACAGGTCATCGCGCGTCGACTCCGGTGCCGCGTACAGCTTCTCGACCATGGCGGAGGCGGCAACGTCGCGGCCCTCCACCCAGTCGAGGATCATGCCGCGTTGTGCGGAGACCGCATTGCGCGCGATCCGGGCCAGGTCCTGAAGCGTCCAGCCGTGGGGAAGTTCCTCGGCCATACGTCGCCCTTTCACGAAAGAAGCCCCGGCCATGTGGCCGGGGCGGGACTGAAAGCGAGGGGCGGGACTACCGCCGGGTCAGGTCAGCGGGTACCGAGGGATACGCACGTCGACCTGAGCATCTGCACGGCGAGGATCCGCCCGTTACATGAGGCGGCCACAGGTGGGGCCTGAGACGTCGGCGAGGGCTGCGGGGCTGGTTTGTTCCCTCCATCGCCGGAGCGGCCTCCTGGCGGCTCCGCAGCGGCAGCCACACCAGGCGGCGGGGCTTCCCGCTTCACGGCGACGACAGTGGCCCGCGGTGAGGCTGTCGCGCCCGGCTCTGTCGTGGGCGCGCCCGATGGCGCAGGTGTCTGCGTGACCGTGACTGTAGGCGCAGGACTCGCCGCCGCCTCGACGTGGCCACGGCCGGCGCCTACAAGGGCCAGGGTCAGCAGGGACGCGCCGACAGCGAGCGCGGGCGTACCGGCGAAGCCCACGGCGCCCTTGAGTGCGTTGGTGTTCAATGTCCGCCTCTCATGAGAAGAACCGTTGCGATGGAGCTGAGAGCGATGCTCAACACCATCTGCGCCAAGCCGAGAAGCCAGGTGCGGTTGCCGGTGGCTTTGCTGGTGTCGTCGTCCTCGAGGCGCTTGATGCGGGCACGGTCAGCGTCCCGCTCTGCCTCGCGTGTCTTCTCGCGGGCGTCGTACACCTGGGCTAGGACGTACCGGTCCATCGCCACAGGGATCGCAGCGACCTGCACGTCGAGCTTCGCGATGTCGGCCGTCGTCTCGGCGTGGTTGCGGTCGATGCGCTCGATGAGCCATCGCAGATCCGGGCTCGTCTCATCGCTCACTCCGGCCCCCGTCGCGTTGGTTTGTCATGGTGCGCGGCGCGCGGTCGGTCAGGCGGTGGCGATGTACTTCGCGGTCGTGGAGATCGACGACGTTGTGCCGCTGTCCGTGATGTTCGCGGCCTGTGTCGTCCCCCAGCCGCGGAAGTAGCACGAGGCGACGAAAGAGTCCGTACTCGACGCGGTGACCACCAGGGCGATCAAGCCAGCGCCGTTCTTCCACACGTAGTTGCCGATGAACAGCGCCTGGCTGGCGTTGATCTCGACCGACGCCTTCGAGGCGTTGCCGCAGTTCCGGAACCGGTTGGACAACAGCGACGCGGCAGAGGAGTCGATCTGAGCGCCCGTGGTCGAACCGACCGACACCGTGTTGCCCTCCACGTTGGTTCCGGCGGCGCTGACCGAGTTGATCTCCCTGACGTGCACGCCAGTGGCTACGGTGTCGATCTTGTTGTCGCTGATGAGGGCGTTCGCGGAGGAGACCGAGTCGATGCCCTTGCAGCTGGCCGCGGTGCCGTTCTTGATGACGTTGCCGGTGGTGACCGCGTCGGCGGTGTTGATGACCTCGACCGCCGCGGCGTTCGCGAACGTCTTGATGATGTTCGCGACGATGACGGCCTCGCGGATGGGCACGCTGGAGGGGGTTGTCAGGCCGGCGATGCTGATCACGGCGGACACGACCGAGGCGCCGTTGTTCAGGACGCCAAGGTTGCGGAAGGTGTTGCCGGTCACGTCGATGGACTCGCCGCCGACCGTGGCTCCGGTGGGCACCTCGAAGCGCACACCGCCGTTGGAGTCGACGCACGTGTTGCCGGTCACCGCGGTGTCGAACCAGTTGTAGCCGCGGACGAGGTAGTCGTTCAGGGCCTCGGCGTGGTTGCCGATGATCCGGATCTTCTTGTGGAAGACCGTGTCGGCGAAGGAGTGGCTGCCGACCAGTCGCCCGAACGAACCCAGCGCCCCGAACCCGCGGACCGTGCATCCGGTGACCAGGACGCCGTCACATGGCGTGTTGTCGTAGGCGCCGGCCCCGATGCCGGGTAGCACGCTGGAGTCGAGTGCGAGGTCGATCTGTACGGCCTCGGAGATCTGCCGGCTCGCCGCGACGGGCGTGAACCCCTCAAGCGTGCAGTCGCGGACGACCGCGTCTTGCGTGGAGTTGAGTTCGATGGCGTGCCAGTCGCGGACGTTCCGGACGGTGACGCCCTCGACGCGGACGGCCTTGGCGTGCGCGAAGATGATCGCCGTGACGGAGCCGGTCAGGGTTCCGCCGTCGGCGTCCCATACGCCGCCGGATATCCGGATCCGCCCGCGTCCGCCGTACAGCGTCGGCGCGTAGGAGCTGTTGAAGTTCCGGATCATGTACTGCATGGCATTGCTGCCGCGCTTGATCGTGGCGCCCGGAGCCAAGTCCAGCCACACCGATGACTTGATCTCCAGCTCGGCAGTGATCAGATACGTGCCGGGCGGGAAGATGATCCGCGCGCCGACGTTGCCGGCCGCGACGGTATCGAGGGCGGCCTGGATCGCCGGGGCGTCGTTCGTGGTGCCGTCTCCGGTCGCGCCGAAGTCGAGGACATTGAACGCGCCCGGGGATGTCGCGAGCACAGGGAGTTGGGCGGTGGGGACCTTCCCGCCGGCGTCGAGGGTCGCGATTCCGCTCGGCTGCCCGCGGCTGCCCTCGATGCCCGTGAGGCGTTCGTTCAGGCTCCCGGCGCCTTGTGTGTACGTCTCCAGGGCGCTGATGCGGGTGTCGTCGCTGGAGGCCTCCAGGAGTACCCGCTCGACGCCTGTGATCGTGCCTGTGAGTGAGCCGATCGCCCAGATGTCGGCGCGGTCCAGCGTGTCCTGGAAGTCTGGCGCGTATCCCCATGTGTCGCAGGTGAGGATGCCGCCCGCGATGGTGCCACCGGACAGGTTCTGGATCCCGCTGGTGATCTGGGTGCCGCCGGTCTTCGCGGTCCACAGGGTGAGCTGCGCGCCTGCGATCGGGGTGCCGCCCGCGTCCTCGGCCCGGAACGAGCGGTTGTAGATCCTCACGATCCGCCTCCGTAGACGGCCATCGGCCAGCCGCTCAAGAACCCCGTGCCGCTGGTGCGGCGCATCTCGATGTTGATTTGCAGGAAGGACAGGAAGGCGCCCGGCGGGGCCAGGATGAACGACCGGACCGTGTTGTCCGCACTGCCGATCGCCTGTGAAGCGGTCGCGCCGTTGCAGGACACCCGGATGTCACCCGAAGTGCCAGAGTCTGAGCGCGTCCACACCTCAACCTGCAGTGTCGGCTGCTGCTTGTACCAGTTCGCGAACCACACCCCGAAGTAGCTGCTGCTGGTGATGGCCGGGTACAAAGTCGTGTCCTGGGGTGCGAAGACCGGCGCGCCGATGAGCGGCCGGGCGATGCCCTGCCCGGACACGACGTCATCGCTGAAGATCGTGTTGCCCTGCTTGTCATACAGCGTCCAGAAGCCGCCGTTGTCGGTCCCCGCGCCCGTCCAGGTCGCGAACGCGAGTTCGCCGGTCGGCCGGCGCAGCATGATGCCGCGGATGTCACCGCCGGCGCCGGGACCGAGGTAACCGGCGCGCAGCAACTCCACGTTGCCGTCTTGGATGAGGAACTTGCCATGGGACACCGACGTGTTGCCCGAGCGGGGCGCGGTCTCCAGCGTCTTGATCCGCTTCTCCAGCTCGTCGACGCGACGCAGGAGCCATTTCGCATCTTTCGGGGTGTTCTGCGGCATCAGGTGTTCTCTCCCGGGGTCCTGGGCGCCTCTACGGCGATCGTGGTGATCTCGGGTGGGCCGGGCTGGGTGGTGATCTGCACGGCCCGCATGAACGTTTCGAACGGCCGCGCGGACGATCCGGCGAACCGGGCCTCATCGGTGATGCGGACCTTGACGTGGTCGCCCGGTGAGATGTCGGGCCGGCCGCGCACGGTCAAGGACGGAACGACCACGTCGCCGGACAGGGCCGCGACGTCGGCGGTCGCGTGCGCCGTGAGGGTGGCCTGCAGCGTCGCGGACTTGTAGGAGGTGGTGCGCTCCAGCAGCGGGAAGCCCGACGCCAGCTCCAGGGCGGCATACCCTTCGCCCCACTTCATCGCCGCTTCCTCGCCGGCGCCGATCGCGGCGACGTAGTTCGCGGAGGTGGTGCCGTCCTCCGGCCATTCGTAGTCGTCGATGGTGCCGGGGTACTCCAGCGTCACGGCGTCGTCGTTGGGCGGGTGGCCTAGGTAGGGGTAGCCGAGGCGGAGCGCGCGGCGCAGTGTCCGGGTGGGGTCCAGGTAGGAGTCGATGCGCCACTCGAAGCCGTTGTCGAGGGTGGCGAGGTTGTCGAGGAGCTGGCCGTAGGAGTCGAAGGTGTACCCGTGGTAGGCGCCCGCGTCGTCGGCGACGTCCCTGCGGTCGCGCAGCACCCCGGACAGCTGGGTGGTGTCCATCTCCACACCGATGTCACCGACCGCCAGGCCCTGGTAGGTGACGGCCTGGCAATCCGCGACCAGCGCCCGGAAGATCGCGAACTGGTCGACCTGGGTGAATGGCAGCGTCTTGGCGGAGCCGATTCCGGCGACGGGCCGCAACAGCCGGTGGTCGAAGTAGCTGCGGATCTCCGAGGCGCCAACGTGCAGCCGCTTCTCGGTGGGCTTGTACGGGGGCCGCTGCCAGATGATCCACTCGCCGACCACGACCTCATCGCGCAGGATGACCAGCGTCGTGCGCCGCGGCTGCGTCCGCTCCCACGGCTGAAACTTCTGGTTCCGGGCGTCGCCGACGTTCAGGTCTGCGGCGGTCGTGCCCGCCTCGGTGAGCGCGCGGCCGTAGTTGCCGATCGTGAACGGCATGTGCTCGGTGAGCTGGGCCCGCGTCGCCAGGTCATGGACCGCGTACCGGTATTCCGGGACGCGCTCGCCGGGAAGCGCCGCGATCGGGTCCGCGAACGGATTCAGGGACATCGGGTCAGGCCACCGGTTCGGCTACGAGCTGGCCGCCGAGTATCTGCGCCGTGGAGCTTGACCCGGATGAGATCTGCCACTGCGGGGTGATCGTCACCGTCGTGCCGGGCGTCAGGCCGGTGAACAGCTTCCGGCGGGACGCGTAGACGCGGCTGTTGCCTTCTGACGACAGCCCGCCACCTTCCAACTGGGTGGCGGCGGTGTACCCGCCCGACATGCGATAGGTGCACCACACGGTGGACGTCGCACTGTTCGTGTTCTTGATCGCGGCGGAGACGGTGACGTGCACCATCCCCGATGACGGGACCGTGAACGCCAGCGGCGGCCACGCGCCCGAGGTGAAGTCGACGGCCGTACCCGTGGCGTTGAACGGCGGGTTGGAGACCTGCTCGGACTTGACCGGACGCGGCACCGAGGTGGCCGCCGCAGCCTGCACGGTGACGTCCTGCGCGCGGACCTTCCCGTTCGTCTCCGCGTTCACCTGGCAGAAGACGTTCGCGAGGCGAAGGGTCTTGGCCGTCGGCTGGTCACTGGGCGGCAGCGCGGGCGCTGTCGGCGAGCTGGCCGGGGTGCCGGTGATGACACGGAACCGGCGGATCAGCGTGCCTGTCACCCCCGTGTCGACGACCTCGGCGATCACCGAGTCGATCCGGGCCAGCGTCGCCGAGCTCGCCGCGATGTCCAGGTCGGTTTGGGTCAGCAGGTACAGCGGGCACAACCCGCCGGCGGTGTCGTCGACCATGCACAGGCCCGCGGGCAGCCTGACCTTCATGTCGGGCGTCGGCAGCGCGACGGCGGCCAGGCCGCGCACGATCCCGGCCGAGGGGAACACCGCACCGGACAATTCCCGGCGTAGGTCGGCGGCCGGAACGTTCTCGCCGTCGAGCAGGGTCGCCTGCGCCGTTACCGATGTGGCCACGTCATCGTCTCCTTTATGTCCATGCCGGGCGCCACGTCATCGTGAGCAGGGGTGTCACGGTGACCTGTGTGCGCGAGCCGAGGAACTGCATCTGCGAGGTGCCGCGGGGCAGCAGGAACCGGCTCGTGACCGTGCTGCCGGAAGCGGGCGCCCGATAGGTGGTGCCGTTCAACTGGGCCGCGCCGGCGTCGGTGTCGATGACCATCTCGTCGCCGGTGAACAGCTCGAACGGGTAACTCAGCGACTGGCCAGTGGTCAGGTTCGCGATGCCCAGATCACGGCCAGGACCGACGATCCGGATCAGCGGCGGTGTCTCGTAGGTGCCCGCGTTGACGACCGAGAAGAACTCGCCGCCGGCCTCACGCGAGGGCAAGACCATCGGCAGGGCGAGCGGCAGTGGCACACCGCCACCCGGCGCGCCGAGCGACCCGGCCGCGGACTGCTCATCGACGCCGTACTTGCGCGCGTCCAGCGCCAGTAGGGCGATGCTGAACTGGGCGGTTACATCGGTGAGTTTGCTCATCATCAGCCGCCCGGACCGGCGCGCGGTGACCTGCTTGGGGGTCGTCTCGTTGACGGTGAGCGTCACCAGCCGGTCGCGCGGTGGGATCGCCTGCTCGAGCCGCTCCATGGCCGCGTCGAGTGCCGCGGCCGAGGGTGCCTGCATCAGTCCGTTGATGCCGACCTGCCGGCCGCCGTAGAAGTTCGGGGAGTTCCACATGCCATCGGCGCCGGTCTTGTTCTCCGCGGCCTCGGCCAGGTCCGCCGAATCCCAGCCGGGCAGCTCCGTGTACCGCCAGCCGACACGGTTCTCATCGGCCTTCCCGAACGTGATGACGACACCGGAGCCTTTGGAGTCATCCAGTACGGCGGTCTGATCGGTGAAGACCGTGCCGGGCTCATAGCCGCGCTCCGGTGGCGGCGGCGGGGGTGTTATCGCCGGGATCGGCATCCGGTCATCCCCTCATCATCCAGGCCATTTCCCGGGCCGATTCCCGGGCGACGACATGCGGGTCCTGGGTCTGGAAAACGTTGTGCTGGGTCACCTGCGCCGGGCCGGACGCGCCACCAGAAGCCCCGGACATGACCGGCGAGGCGGGGACCGGTACCCGGATGCCCTGGTTGATGGCATCGAGCAGTTGCCGGTTCGCCGCGGCGGGCTCCTTGCGGATGACGTACTCACCGGCCGTGCCCCACATCGGCACCCGGTCGGTGCCGGGCGGCCCCACGATCGAGCCGCCGCGTGCGTACCCGTGGGCGTGCATGTCCGCGATCAGCGCTTTACCGCTCGCCGTCTTGGACAGGTCGCTCGTCATCAGCTTCACGGCGTCCGACAGCGACCCCGCATCGAGGCCGGTCGCGTCCAGGAGCGCCACCCACGAGGAGATGCCGCCCTTGGTGCCCTTCAGCGTCGAGCGGACCGTCAGGATGTTCGGCAGGTTCGCCATGTAGTCCGTCTGGCCCTGCTCCTGGCCGATCTTCTTTTCGATGCTCCCGAGCTTGGAGGTGTTGAGCTTCACCGCACTTGCCGCGATCTTCTCGGCTTGCGGGCCGCCCATGGCGAGCAGCTTGTTAGCAAGATCGCCTGCGCCACGGTCCGCGAGCTTCTGCAGATTCTTTATGAACGTCGCGTTGTCCTTGATGCCGAGACTGAGCGCGGCGTTGAGCCGCGCGGCCGGCGAGAGCTTGCCGAACTTGTGGCGGGCCTCGACGTCATGCAGATGCGCCGTTGCCGCGGCGAGGTCGTCGCGTTCCTTGCGGATACGACGCTCGGCCGCCGCGACCGCACGGGGGTTGTGACGCCTCCTCGCGCGGTACAGCGCATCCTCGGCGTTCTTGAGCTGGTCGACTTGCGTCCGCCGTGCCTTCGCGGCCTTCGACACGTCCGCAGCACTGGCCGGACTCTTCACGTCCTGCCAGTGCTGGAGGACGTCAGACAGTGCCAGCGGGTTCGCCGAGGGCGCACCGCCGGACGCATACCCGAGGACGCCGCCGGACGCGAAGCCTTGCGTGCCCGCGTTGATCGAGCCGAGTAGCGCCTTGTGCTTCCTGGCCTGCGTCGCCCGGATCACGTACTCACCGTTCGACAGCCACACGGGGACGTCATCGGAAGTGCCGGAGCCGGGACCGACCACAGGCCCGGACGGGCCGCCGTCGGCCATACGCGCGACGTTGCCGCCGCGGGCGTAGCCATTGATCGGGCCGCCGTGCGACTTCAGGTTGAAGTTCGACCGCTTGTTGGCATACGCCTGCGTCTCCGTCAGGTGCATCACGGTGTAGATGTTCACGGTCTTGCCGCGCAGGTTGTTGATCTTGTTCTGGTAGTCCTGAACCGCCTGACGCTGCGACTTGGCGTTGTTGCTTAGCCTGGTGTCCTTGACCTTCGGCAGCTTGTTGAACGCGGCCCACAGCTTCAGCGCCTCAGCCCGGCTCTTGCCGGCGCCCTGAGCGGACCTAAGGAAAGCGTCCCTGCTGAGGCCCAGAGCCGACGACATGGCCTCCGTGCGCGTCTTGCCGACACCTGCCGAAGTCGCCCAGTCCAGGATCGCGTTCCGCGCCGTCTTGTTGGCCCCGGCTTCGGCGAGCAGGACCGGCAGCATCTGCCGAGCGGACTCGGTGCGGTTCTTCGCCGCGACCGCCGCGCCCTTCGTCGCCGAGTCGTAGGCGTACTGCGCCGTGGTGTTCTCCTGCACCGTGGACAGGAGCGCAGCGAACGCCGAGCGTGAGTTCTGGCCGGCCGCCGTCTGCAGGCTCATCGAACCCTTGGACTTCTTCATGGCCGCGTCGAACTGGTCGAACGCCCCGGCGGTCTTGGTGGTGGCGTCGAACGCAGCCAGCTCGGGGCCGGCCAGCACCCCGAAGGCGTTGCTGAGCGCGGTCATGCGGGTCTTGAGGTCCAGGGCGTTGTTGCTGGCCTGGCTGAGTGCCTGCGACACCTGGAACGTCGGATCGGTGGCCTGCTGCACGGCGGCGTAGTACGCCCGAACCTTCGCCTGGGCGGCCTTAGCCGCATCGCCCGAGCCGGTGATGCCCTTGCTCAGGTCCACCCCGGCGGCGGTGGCGAGCTGGTTGGCCTGGTCGGTGGTGATGCTGTACGTACTGGCCAGGTTGGTCTCACCGGCGTTGATGTTCTTCACCGCGGTGAGTTCTGCCTTGCGGGCTTCGGTCAGGCGGCCGATCTCGCTGTTGTACTTGCTGAGCGCGGCGGCCGGGTGCGCCCTGGCGTCGGCTTCGGCCATCGTCGCGGCCTTGGCGTTCTGCGCCGCGACGATGTACTTGGACAGGCTGTTCGCCATGCCCTGGTGGCCCACGATGTTGTTCCCGATCGCGCTGTTCTCGGTACGCAGCGAGGTGATCAGGTTGTCGGTGCTGTCCTTCATCGTCGCCATCCGGGCGACCACGTAGCCCACCGCGAGCGCGGCACCGATGTACAAGTTCGGGCTGTTGCCGACCGTCTTGCCGAGCTTGCCGAGAAGGCCCTCCGCCTTGGACCCTTCCTTGGCCAGTCCGGACAGCTTCGACGCGTTCTTGGTCCACAGGCCACCCAGTGCCTGGGTAGGCGCACGCAGTGCCAGGGCCGTCACGCCGAACTCGACGAGGTGCGGGTTGATCTGCTCGACCATGTTCAGCAGCCGCAGCCCACCGTTCGCGGTGTTCAGCAGCGTCATGCCCATCGGCGCGAGGTCGTGTACGAGACCGACCGCCAACTGTGCGGTCTGGTCGAACGTCGTGCCCAGCGCATTCAGCGCCTGCGGGCCCTGGGTTTGGGCGAGGGTGAACAGGCGTGGGAGCTGCTTGCCGAGAGTGTTCTCCAGCGAGGTGGCGAAGTCCGCGACGCTGCCCTTGGTGGCATCGACGGTCTTGCCGAGCTGTGGCAGTAGCTGGCGGCTGGTCGCCACGGCGCCGTTGAAGACCTTCAGCGCGTCCGGCTCGTAGCTCTTGGCGAGGTCCTTGTACTCGCCGACGAGCGAATGCACGCTCGACGCCGCGACCTTCTGGCCCTTGTCGAGGGTGTCCCACTTGGTGACCAGGTCAGTCTGGGCGGTGATGACCTTCTTGATCGAGGGCGCGGCAACGGCTGCGAAACCGATCGCGGCCAGGCCCGCCGCGCCCAGAGGTGCGGCCAGTGCAGCCGCCGCCGCGCCGGCCGACACCAGGACGCCGGTCATGCCAACGGTTGATGCCTTGTGCTTGTCGCCGGCGTCTGCGGCCTTGCGTTCGGCGTTCGCGGCTTTCTCTGCGGCTGCGGCCTCGGCGAGCTGCGCCTCGGCGGCCTTGAGTGCGGCACGCTCGACGGCGTCATCCGCACGGGCCGCGAGTTTGGCGGCCTTCTCCTTGTCGAACAGCCCTTTCGCGGCGGCCTCGGCCGCAGCGGCGGCGCGCACTTCGGCCTTTTGCGCCTGCTCGGCGGCGCGCTTGACCTCCAGGCCCATCCGGCGGGCCGCGAGCGCCGCCTTGTCCTGTGTGGCCGCATACTTCTGCACGGCCGCCGTGGTGCGGGTGGTGACCTTCTCCTGCGCGGCCTGCTGGCGCTCGAGCTTGGCCAGTTCGCTGTCCAGGCCCCGAGCCTTGCCCTCGGCCTCGTCGCATGCGGCATCGAAGCCGCGGGCGTCACCATCGATGTCGATGTGGAGATCACGCCTGTTCGCCACGGGTGACCTCCTGTCTCTTCAGTACGACATGCATGCCGGGCTGCCGCTGCTCATCGGTGAGGCCCTTGGATCGCCCGTCGATCGCCTGGCAGCCGCGGCAGACGTCGATCTGTGCCAGGTATGCGCGTCTGTCGCCGCCCTCGGCGGGATCCCACTCATCGGCGCGGGTACCGCACTGGGAGCACGTCTGGCGCTCCCGTAGCCACGTCCAGATGGCCTTGTCGCGGTCGTCCTGGTCCCAGGACAGGAACTCGCTGTGCCGGATCTGGTAGTGGTGGCAGACCCCGAGCTCAACCTCCAGCTCGGGATCCGCCCTTAGACGTTTGGGACTGCCCCGCTGGGCCAGCGGGCATTGAGAGCGACCGCGGCCATGAAGAGCGACTCTCGCTCGCCCTGAGAGAGGCTCCCGTCTGTGAACGCGACCCATTCCTCGGCAGTCAGCGCCTCGTCTTCCACGCACGTCAGGAAGACCGCGCGGGGGAAGGTGTCCGCGTTCCACCGCTCGTCCTTGCCGTCACGGGCCGCATACTCCGGTTTGGCGAGGAGCGCCTCGAAGTCGGTCGGCGGCATCGCGGTCAGGGTCACCGGTTCGTAGCACGCCTCGACGGCCTTACGAGCCTTCTCCAGACGCGCCTCCGCCTCGGTGACGGCCTGCTCGGCACCCTCGTCGGCGCGGTATTCGGCAGTGTCGAAGGCCTCTTTCGCCGCCGACAGCTCGGCGACCGCGTCCGCGTCCTCGACCACCGCGAGCTGATAGTCGAACGTGGGCCGCTTGCGGGCCAGCAGTCGTTCACGCCGACCCGCCTTCACGGTGTTGCTCACGCCGGAATCACTACGTCTTCGGCGGGCTTGCTGGTGATCGCGAACATGACCGTGATGTCGGCGTCGGCGTTGTCCGGGATCGACTTGCCCGCACTCGTGACGGTGACAGGGAAGACGTCCATCTTCTGCGT